CTGCTACTCGCCGTGGGATGGGCTGAGGATTGGTGAAGGCATCGGACGGCGGTTTAGCAACAGCGGTCGTCTTCGGGTACGGCTCCGGCTACGGAGACGTAGACGGCTACGGCTCCGGCTACGGCTACGGCGACGGCTCCGGCTCCGGCGACATGGCGAAAGCTGGATTCTCGGAGGGAATCATATGATTGAATACGTAAAAGCGATTGGAGCGCGACAAGAAGTTGTTGAATGGTGCAGTACAATACTCGCTGCGAAACAGAAACGATTAAAACGCCCGCTAGCTCAGTCGGAAGTTGAGCATATTATAGATTACCTCGCCTCTGATGCGGCTCCGCAAAGATTGCGAAAGATGTCTTACGAACAAGCGAAACTTGCCGCAGAGAAATGGACTAAAGCACAGCAGAAAAAAGGCAGGCATCTCGTTGACACGGCTGATGACATCGAAACAGTCCACGACTTCCTAGATGGTACACACATTGTAAAACTACTGACAAAGAAGGCTTACCAGCGTGAAGGGTTTTTTATGGCGCATTGTGTTGGCGGCTACAACCCATCGTCAACTACAGTTTACAGCTATCGAGACAAGAACAATGAACCCCATGCCACTTTTGAAGTGAGCAAGTCTGGCGATCAGATTGTGCAGATCAAAGGTAAGGGGAATGGTGCCATTCACCCTAAATACATTCATCCGATCCTAGCATTTCTGAGAACAATTAAATTTGAGATAAGGCCGGATGACATGGTTAATTTGGGTTATCAATATGTCCCACCTGAAGCCGAAGAGATTTTGAGCATGTTTGTAGACAATCGTGGCAAAGGCCCCGAGTTAGTGGCCATAGCGGGACAAAAATACCTGTGTGTGGGCGCATAAAATGCAATCAAAAGAATTCATGAAGTGGAAAGCTACCGAAAAGTACCTACTCGACATCGCTGTTGCGACTGCTGAAATGCGTGGTATTGAGAAGAAGATAGAGTTTCTGCCAAACAGTTTCTATACGGCGCTTGATGACATGGCTGACGCTGTCCGTAGGGCGGAAACAGAGTACACTAGAGCTACGTCGGAGCTAGCAATCACGCTGATAAATAAGGAGAACCCGCAATGAGTTGGTTTTGGTTCCTATATTTCTCGACAAATACACTCCTAGCAGTCAGCGGGATGAGAAAGTACCTACGGCACGAGGAGATGAGTTGGGGCATGGCCGCGTGGATTTTCGTAACCCTCGTGTTTACGTGTCTGCCAGCGCTTGCTATTGGTGCACTTGCGGATATATTTTGGCCTCAGGATAGTGCGGGAAAGTAATATATTTTACAGTAAAATGGAAAATATAACTTCCAGTAACTAGACTTAGTGGCAAGGGTGTTTACAGTTAAGCAGGGACTATAAACTTTGCAAAACTACTTTGCAAAATTGGGATTACAAAGCTAATGGCTAAGCGCAGCATACGGAAGAGGCGTCATGCAGACTGAGTGCAAACGTGTGTGCGCTATCTGTGGAGAGTTGCGGTCAGCTGCGATTGTAGCGAACTTTCTAACTGTGGTCGCGTGTGAGCCATGTAGTGCCAAGGGCTATAGTAGATACGTTATACCATATGGACTAGGGAACCGTACCGCCAATGAAGTTAACGCGCATATCGCAACTCTAGAAAAAGAATTGAGCGGAAAGGCACCCGATGACCAATCGTGAGATGGACGCTTACATAGCGGAGAAGTGTATGGGTTTTCAAATTGTTGATCACTATCATAAAGGCGTGGTTTGTGTCGTCCCAAGCGATGAAGATCAAAACGTTTTTGAGTACTCCCCGACTCAAAACATGACCGACGCCTGGCCCGTGTTCGAGTGGCTGCTGGAGAATCATCCTTGGATCTACCATGGGTATAAGAATGGCAGAGCTGACATTCTTTTGCGACTCTGTATGGGCAAACCATCCCTAGTTGTTTTGAATGACCGCGAGGTGCGTTACTATAATATGTATTCACCCGACACCCCGCTTCTAGTCCTTGATAATTTCTATTTCCAAGCCGAAACCTTCCCGCTAGCGATATGCAAAGCTGCGGTTGCGGCTGTTGAAGAGATTGAGAGGGTGAAGAATGATGGAAGGTGACTTACTTGTTTGGTCAACGATCACGTCGGTGATACTGTCCGTGCTATTCATAACGCTTTTATTCGGGAGACTCTGATGATTATTTTAATAACCCTATTAATCATTCTAGCAGTAGTCGGGATTGTGATCGGCGCAGTGCTCCTAATTAGAGCGCGAAGAAAACGTGTCGAAGCTGGATTGCCTGTTGGTTGGAAGAGATGGGTTAGAAGAAAGTGAAAAAGAAGTGGACACAGCGCAAAGTAATAAAGCTGCTCCCTAAAGATGTACCGCCAATAGGGGCTAGATTTTTCGGGCTATACTACGAGCCCCACCCGACTGAGAAACCGTACTACCGATACGAAGGAAGGCACACTCTAAACGGGCTTATGTTCGACCAAACCAAAATAAACCCCACCAGAGCATTCCGCATGTATTTAGTAGACGTGACGGATGAGTAGAATCTTTTGCAAGATACGGTCACTTTTTGACAGTTACGTGCGACGACGCTATCAGAGGATTAAAATATGGAATTAGAAATTAGATGCGCTCACGCAAAAATAAATGTCCTGTCGGCTGAGTTTACGCCTCCAAGCGATCCAGAGGTATTTATAAATGGGGAGCGCTGCCCAAAAGCTATTGAGGATATTATATTGAAGGGCCTTGGCGTACTTGCTGGGGAGTATATTAACGATGTCTTCGGCGGTACAGACGGTGTAGCTCATGCTCCAAAGCCAGAACGATCTTCTCCTCGCGCCGACTAGATAGCCAGTCACCCGGGATACTGTAAGCCAAAATAGCGTGGATTAGTTCGTGGACCAAAACACTCTCCGCATTAGATCCCGAGTCAATCACAATCTCCCCGCTGGCAGGTTTGAATATGCCGTCTACCTTAACTTTGCCGTCGTACAGATTATCCTCTAGACGGATGGTCAAAGGCTTGTCGCACACGCTGATTGATTTTGGGATTCTCATAACGCCTCACCCCTGAATACAGCCTTGCCGTTATTAACTAATATCGGCTCTAGATGGGCTTTACCGTCTACAACAGTAACGATGCCAATGGCCTGTTGCCAGGTTGAGGGTTTAGATTTATGCATTGTTTTTTCTGTGTCTGATCCGTGACCTAAGGAAACGGACCATATAGTGCCGTTTGACGCGGATTGAAATCTGTGAGAGTGCCCTTGAATGAACTTAGTTGGATACTCTCTAAGGTTGTCGGTGGCTAAATTCTTTCCATAGTTTTCGCCGTGGTGAAGCACAAGATCGCCTAACTTGCACGCATCCCACCTATCATATGGAAACCATTTAAAGCGTACCTTGCCGACCCGATTCCTCTCGGGAAAACGAAGGACGTCCGGTACGCTCTTAATGATCTGGAATATCTCCGGCGCTTTTGTGGAGATAAAACGATGCATTCTTGCGCAATGGTTCCCTTCGAGTTGGTAGAAGTACTTGAGTCTGTCTCCCCCACACTTCACCCACCTATCTATTTGCTCAGAGTATAGAAGCATGTCTTCGTAAATAGTATTTCTGCGCTCTGGGGATTTTGGGTAAGTCGAGATTTGAAAGAAGTCTAAAGCATCCCCAATCTGCACTAGATATTCTGGCTGAACTAACTTGACTACTTTCTCTGTAATTGAAACAAATTTTTTATCGTGAAACGGGTAGTGTAGATCAGGGATCACCACTGCCGAATATTTCACTGTTTGCTCCTTAGTTTTGATATTCCTCTTCGCCACCGTGGAAACATAATCGTCGGAGCTAGCGGTGCGTCTGCCTTTGGGGTCTTGCGATTAAAACGAGAAGGGCGGTATCCGACTTTCATAAGCCGAATGTTTCTAAGCAATAAAACCACGAGAAATAAAATGCATATAAGAAGTACCGCCCACATGGCAGACGACGAAAATAGAAGGGAAAGCATTAGCGAATACCGGACAGCATAAGGCCTGCGCGGCGGACCATGCGTTTACATCGCATTTTAATACGACGTTTAAGGCCAGGTCCTGCGAACATTCTGGTACGGTCTAGTAGCTCGCCGTCGGCGTCACGAAGCTCGATTACGATTTTGCGTAGGCGAAGTCTGGCGTCACAGTCACGGTAAATTTTAAATTTCATGGGTGTGTCCTTTCAAATCGTGAAGGTATTTCTCAAACCTATCGACGTGGTTTTGGTTTACGTACTCAAACGAGTCGGTATCTCCGACCCTAACTTTTCTTACTGACCCGGCATTGTAGGCAGCTACGGCGTCGGACCAGTCGGGGTATTTCCTAAGGCACTTGGCTAGTTTGCGGCACCCGTACTCTAGGCCGATGCTTGATATAAAAAGATCAGGAAGGTGGGACTTAAAACCCTCTTCCCTCGCCACGGAACCCATGACCTGCATGAGCCCAAAGCTTGCCGACTGGTAGTACTTCTCATGGTCTTCCGGTATGCCTAGATACGCGGCGTTTTCCTTCACCTTGTAGAAATACTTCCACTTCTTTTCGAACCTAAACGCCTGCGAGTCTGCGCTCGATTCAGTCATAATCACGGCGGCGATCATGTCTGGATTGATCTTGTGTTTCTCGGCGGCACGAAACACTAGGCCCCACGGAATGTTGTGAAACCATACGGGCTGGCTCAATAGCGCCTCCGCTCAAGTGTTATGAGTCTTCCCTCGTGGTCTCTAATCATTTCACTTTGCCGCTCGGAGTTCATAAGTATAATAGACACCTTGTTGTTAAGGTCCGAAACGTTAGTGCTTAGTTCTTTTATAAACGAAACACCAAACGTCACTACCCCTAGAAACAGTGCCCAAAAGGCCTTCTCTATGTACTGCTCTAAACTCATTTAGGTTTACAATCGTCGGGCTTACCGTCTACGGCGTCGATTATTTTTTTAATCGCGTCGTAAACTTCTGGGCCGTAAGAGATAAGGTAGAATGCTATTTTCCACCAAGGCATTTTTAGTGCCCCTCTTCTAGTGCGTTTTTGATGCCGATCATGATAGCTGCCGCGAACGCCTCTTTATCCTGTTTAAACTCGGCGGCAATCCCCCAAAGACTGCCAGCCAATGGGATCAGGTTTGCAGTTGCCGCTGCAATCAGTGGGTCCAAGTCGTCGCCTGGTTTGAAACCATCTTCCAAGGCTTTCTTAGCTGCCTTAACAAAAGCGGTTACTCGTGCTGCTGCCTCGAAAGTGTTTGCCGAAACTTGTACGGCTACGGTTTTAATTGGCATCTTCTATCTCCTCAGTTATTGGTTCTGTTAGAAAATATTTAACTGCTAACGGCGGCTCGATCTCTTCCGCCTCTTCTAGTTCTTCCTCTAAGTCGTCTACGTCGATCGATACTGGATCAAAATCCATTGTAAAAACGCCGATACAAGCGGCGGCAATCCAGGCCCACTTCACGTCTCACCTTCGGCAGCGAGGCTGTAAATAACGAGATAGTCCAGCCACGGCGTATCAAGCCCGGCGTCGCCGTCTGGTTTTTCGTACCCGCAGCGCTGTGAGCGGTATTCGTATGCGTTCTTAGGGTGGTTCTCTAGGTACGACTTCGCGGAGCGCCTACCGCATAACCAATCGGTTAGCGGCAGGTCAGCCCCGCCAGTTGCGCCACAAAACGCAGCCTTACCCGTCTTAGACGGAGTTTCTCCCAGGGCGTCGGAGGCTATAAGAAGTAGTGTTGCTAGGTGTATTCTGTAGCATGCCGCCTTTTTTGTCATCACAGCTTTTGCCCAGCCGGTTGCGCCTATTTCTAGTTTCATTCTCCCAGGGCTAAAGGCCGTGTCTGCAGATTTTCTAAGGTCCAGTTTGTGTGACAGTGCATCTGGAACCAGGGAGAAAATATCTGGGAACTTAACGCCTGTGCCCTCGTATAGTTCACCGCCCCAAGACGCTAAGGCGCGGCGGTGGGCGGCCCAGACCTCTTGTATGGACGCCTTATTAGAGGGGCAGCGCTGAAGGTATCTCGCATATCCAAACAGCACGCCAATGTAGCCGTCGTTAGATACTTCCCTGCCGTCTAAATATTCTTTAGCCAGCGGATTAAACCGCACAAATGATCCGTAAGATTCCACCATGCGGGCCAGCGCTGATTCAACTTCTTCGGCTTCGGTGCAGGGGAGTGAGCCAAGTGCTAGGCCAGACCACAATAGGGCATCGCCGGTGTGTTCTAGCGTTCCGTCGTCCCTGACAGAAACCACTTGGCCTTTAAAAAGATGGCGCGAGATAAGCCTTGTCCGCTTGTAGCTCTCATCCTGTTTGAGCGCGGAAAGGTCTTCTCTGTCTGGTAGGAATGAATAGGAAGATTTCCCTAGACCCTCAAGGCTTCCGCATGAGGACAATACTATGCATAGCCCTAAAGTAAGCGCCGTCCGTAGCATCGGGTAGGTCCCTTTTATATGTGGAAATTTAGCTCGTAGTTAAAGCGTAGCATGGTCTAAAGGCGGTGAGTAGAGGGGCGAAGCGGGCCCTGAACGGAACCCGCTGAAGTAAGAAAACTAAATTAGGAAAGTTTCATCATGTTGAAAAACGTCTGCTTATCGTTACCCTTGATGGTCGCTGTCGTTCCCGAGTGGTTTCTGTTTGACTCGCAATAGATCTCGATCGTATCACTTGCTGCGAACGAGTCTATAAGTGTGATTCTCGGTGTCAGTTCGTTTTGACCTGATGCTGACGCAGCTCCCGCAACGAATTCAGCCTCGTTAATACGCGACCCGTTTTTGTAGATAAAAATCCGGTATGTGAATGTCGCTACGGTCGTATAGAATGTGACCTGCGAAACTACCTGCCAGATACCGGCAACCGGCACGGTATATGTGGATGATGCGTAATCACTTGCAGCGCCCCTAAACCAGCGCTGTGTACCAAAAGTAACTTTTGCAGGTGTGTCTCCTGCAGCATTCCAAGTTTGATCTGAGGCGTTTTTGTGGGCGTAGAAACCTGGCTGAGCCAAGTTTGAATATACGGTGGAAGCATCCGATTTAAACTTTGCTCCTCCAGATGTGACGCTATGTGTGCCGCCACCAGCTGCCGCTGTAATATCAACAACGGTTGGGACAAGACTGTTAGCGTACGAGGATGCAAGCTTGATGTTGTTGGCGTCGATTCTTACGATGTAGTACGTGGTTGCTAGGCTCAAACCTGCCGGTAGTGTTCCTGAGGAGGTAAGAACTGCTTTGTCGCCAGTAACCAGGCCGTGTGAGGTTATCGCAATATTATCCGTACCAGTAGTAACGTTTGCATCAACGAATGTTACTACCGCCGTGCTTAGTCTCACGTCGCCGAGTAAGTTAGTATCCGACGGAGTTCTAGTGTTAGAAGAGTTTCCGACGTCGGTGTTGTATTGGGTGAGAGTAGACGATGCACCCGCGTCTTGTTTTGCTAGCGCACCTAAGATTTTAAGCCAGCGGCCAGTACCCACACTTGGTTGCAGAACCAAGTCACCGTCATCTGAGGCGGAACTCGAGGAGTCAAACCGATACATACGATCGTTCGACATAACCAACGCTATCATTCCGTTTGATCTGTTCGCAGCGGATATGCCTATTAGAGCTGTCGGGTCGGCAACGGGGGCGCCGTATTGTACTAACCTGGTGTACCTGCCCTCCGCAAAATCATAGGTGATCAAGTCGTCACCGTCGGTAGGTGTGCCGACGTTAGGGAGCTCACTTGTTTCCGGACCCACTGTGAATACAAACTCTCTTAGTGCCATTTAAAATTCCCCCTACCAAGAGCCCGAATTATCTTCGATGCCTTTTTGGTCGTCTAATTCGATTGATATTTCTAAAAGTGATTTCTCTGTTGATTGTACCGCGAAAGACCTAGTGTTGGCAGTGTCCGAGTCGTAATCAAACCCGGGCATACGCGTGCGCGAAACGTCGATAACGTCCGATAGTTTTGCGTTAAAGAACCTGTTTTTAGTTGAAACCCTACACGTCCCGCGTCTATCCCCTAGGGCGTATCTGATTCTAGACGCTACGTCCGAAGCATCCGCGTCTAGGAATAAGAATGTATTAAATGACTTTTGTTTTTTTATTTTGTGGAGGTACTCAGCCGTTTCACTAGAAGAGCTTGACGTAAAGTATTGATAGTCTTTTGCGTGCTTAGAATTAACTTCCCTGCCACTGTAGTTGGCGATTGCCGTAGAGATTACGTCCTTATAACTAAAGTTATATGTGAACGTATTATAGAGTATCTCGTCATCTTCTATGGTGTAGTCAGCGGACCCAACCGGGGCCAACTGGGATATCTCCCACTTGTTCGATGAGTTCTGATAGATCTTTAGAAGTACGCTTACACATATCTTCTCTATCAAGTCCTTGTACGTTGGGAAGTCCTCGTTAGATGACGACGGGACGGCAAACCCTACTTGCTCGGCTGCTACGAGTTGAAGCGCTGTGAAGGTTGTTGAATCTAGGTCTGACTCGGCTAGGCCAAGGAAGTCTTTTAGAACCGAGTATAGGACGACAACCCCTTGTGAAACGTTACCCGTGTCGGCGGAGTTAGCACCAAACGCTGGGCCACCCATCGTTGTGGTGTTCTTGTTGCCGTAAACCCTGGCATAGACCATGTCTGTTGGTTTTAGAGGGGAAGGCATACCGGCGTGGTTGGCTTCGAAGTTATCCCCCAAGGTAAACCCTGCGACCTTGTTTGTCGCGTCGGTGTACTCTCCGAAGTCGCGACCAAACTGTAAGTCGTAAGCCTGTCCACTTACGAACACCGTGACAGCGCCGATAAAAGATCGTCGCACGCTGTCCCCAGAAACCAGGGCGCTGGCTATCGCAGCGTGCTCGATATAGTGACTGCCGGTTTTATTGACGGCGGTAATGGTTGCGTATCCGTCCGTACCCGAAGCCTTATCTAAAAATACGCTATCTCCAACCCTAAGGCCGTCGGAGCTTGCTACGTAGGTCCTTGTAGTTGTGGAACTAGGGGACGCCGAGACAGATGCCACGACAGAGCCTAGATTAGTCTCATCGGATATACAGACCCATGTCCTGTTGTTGGTGGTCGACGGAGCGTCACTGTCATGGTCAATATTAACTGGTACAAATCCATCAACAACACCGAAAACCTTTCTGACTGGTCGGTTTATGAATGACGGGTCTAGGCTTGGAAACACTGCTGTTGTGAAAAAGTCCGCGCCACCTGCATTATTTCTGAACTCTTCGTTAAAAATTTGGTTCCTGTCCAGGATCTCTATGGTGAGGCTGTCGTTAGTAAACGAGAGGTCCCCGCATATACCGCGCAGGGCTAACGATACGTTTGCCACCTCTAGGGTGTCTAGGTAGTGATATAAGTCTACTAAGGCGCCGTTGAAGCTTGAGTCGTAGACGTGTTTTTCAAAAAGATGCGTAGCGTTTGAGAGAACAAGTTGCCCCGAGAATGTCGGCATAAAACCAAACAACAGGTCTGATGCGCTCGATACAATGCGAGGAGACTGCGATATCATCGGTTCGAAGTAAACTTGACGCGCTGTGTTGTCCGTCGGGATGCGGTAAAAGTGAGCGTCGTATGTACCAAAATACATTTCATACGTCACGACCACGGTTAGCGTTGACGGGTTGACTCCAAAGTCTACGGTAAGGACGTCCGTATCCGTGTCGAAGTACCAGTCACCGTCGGATAGGGCAGACGTCGAGGCCTCTGTCACCGAGGCGCCGTCTGTCTCTAGTGAGACTATCTGTCCGTAGTCAAAAGAAGAGGTGTATTTAGTACCGGATACCACCGTCCACGTCGATACGATGCGCCGGGGTTTTATTACCGCGAGGTACTGGGACGTTACCCCTTCTCTGGATAGTAAGGCGGAATAGGTCAAAACTCAGCCCCTATCGCATAGACTTCATATGGTGACTTGTTGACTGTCTCTATGGCTGGAGTATACCCACTGCTGTAGACAGGGTCTGGGAAGCCTTTACGCCACGCCAGGCACTCATTTGACGAACCCGTATAGCCGGCACCGTTTAGAACCAGGTTATAATAGGTGTCCTTATTAATCGGGTAGTCGTCGAAGATAAACGCCACTTCTCTCACGCCGTTTTCTAGGGTGATAATGTCCGCTTTTGTCTTAGATTCGGACGTGGCCAGTAACTTTATTGGTTCGTGCGAACCCTCGTCGGTGTTATCGGAATAAAGTTTTAGGTTCAGAGACGTGAAGTCAGGATCGTTATAGACAATAATCCACGTCCTAATGGCGCGGAGAAGTATGTTCTTATTAAATTTAATTGGTTGAAAAACCGATTTATCCGTAAGTTCAGAAGTCGAGTAACCCCAACCAAATACTTTCCAACCCATAGTTATAACTCCTCCCTCAGAGACATAGCACACGCGTAGTTACCGGGGCTTTCCAGGCTGTACGACGGCGGGGATTCGAACTTGACGTACCGCACGTAATACCCGGCGGTTGAAGAGAATGCCTCGTTCGGATCTAGGACGATGAAGAACGGTATCGAGGTGCCGTACGTTGTGAATAGGTCGTCGATCTGCTCCTTGTCCGCAACCGTGAGGCCGTACCAATCCAGGGTGAATGCCTCGGATTTTTCGCGGATATCTGAAAACGTCTGCCCACCTTCGGAGAAAACCGTAGGCGAGCGATCGATATAAGACCCGGAAAATGGAAACTGTACGCGTCCGCGCGTGGCTTCGAAGAAATCCCCTAGGAATAAACTGCCTACTTCGAGGTAGCCTTGAGGGTTAGAGTAATCTTCTATGTAGAGAGACCAATACCTAAGCCCCTCAGTGTGAAACCCGTTAGCATTAATGTACTGAATTACCGAGGTATCGTAAGCCAGGGTTGTGGTGAATGTCGGGTCGTCCCAGTTGTTTGTCTCGTTTCCTTCCAGCTTAATCACCGCTGAGGAAGATAACTTAATGGCGCTATTTCTAGGACCGATCAGGAAAAATGCCTGCGGGTTAGTCGAAAGCCCTAGGTCCCAAGTGATTCTCTCGTAGGTGTTAATGCGAAGCTCGTCTGCTAGGTACGTGTCCGCACCTGTGTCGTCGGAGTCCGTGTCGAACCCGAGAACTTCGCCAAGGCGTTCCGAGGATGCAGCTGACCAAATTATCTCAAAGTCATTACCGCCGCCCGCCAAATCCGATTCGAATTTTATTTTTTTAGTAAGCGTATCTTGAGAAATTGTATAAGTCGACCCGCCAACTAACTCCATGGCAGCTTTAATAGCTGCGAAAAAAGAGGCGTTCGAGGTAAACACCGTGTTAGCTGCGGCAACGAATGCCGATAACTCGCCCCCGCCAGTTGTTTCCTTAAACCGAAGGAAAATAGAGTTATTCGGCATAACCCAATACCCGTTTGATCGCCATACTTTGGAGCGCCGTTGGGCGTTGTAGGCGTTTGATATTGGGAATGCCGCTTGCTCACTCGTGACGTAGTCGTTAGCAATCACGTCAGGGTCGAGATAATTATCTGTCGTAAGGCGTGTTGATGCCATCGTTATGCGATCCTAAATCCTTGGCGGTTTAAATCCAAGAGTACGTTGGCTAGCTGTTTTTCGCCAACCTTAAGATTGATCGTTAGGTTTTGTGAGCCAGAAGATGCCGAGCCACCGCGTGCCGCCTCTTTTGAACTCGACGAGCTAAGGGCGTCTATTAGGGAGCGGAACTTTCCAAGGTCGTCTTTAGGGATAACTAACTCGTCCGAGTGAACAAGCGCCAACGCACCAGATGACGGAATGTTTGACGGCGTGGTTCCGCCTTCGGCGAAGCCAAGGGCCTTAGTGATTTTACCAACACCGCTTCCTCCGCCACCTCCGCCGCCGCTGAACAGACCGCCAACAGCGTCTTTAAATCCGTCGGCTATAGCCGTCCCGATAGATTTACCGATGTCTTTTGCAGCTTCTGCAAGTGCTGCAACAAGGGCCTTTGGAACTTCAATTGCTAGCGCCTCTGCAAGGGCTATAGCTATTTCAGGAAGAGCCTCTACGATAGCTTTAATTATCGTTGGGAGGTTCTCTATCAATGCGTCAACAACTACAGGTATCGCCTCAACCAGCGCGGTAATGACAGCTGGTAGGTTATCTACAAGCGCTTGAATGATCTGCGGCACAGCCTCAACGATAGCGAGTATAAATGCAGGTATGCCAGCAACAAATGCTTGAATGACTCGCGGTATTGCGGCAATCAGGGCCTGAATAATTGCGGGTATGTTCTTAACCAATGTCTGTACAAAGTATATAGCGCCCTGAATAAGGGCTGATATGATTGCGTCCATCTGGTTTAGGAGTTCAATTATTAAAACAGGCAGGGCGTCGGATATAGCCTTTATGACTTCTGGTAATGCTTTGACGAAACCAGATACCAGCTCTTTTATTTTTTCTGGCCCGCCAGCAAGAACTTCAGTAATAGCTGCGACGGTGCTCCCTATACCCGGTAGAAGCGTATCGGCAATTGCTCCGACTGCCTTTGAGACAAGCTTAGTCGCCCCCGCTGCGCCGTCTAGGATGTCCTTAACAGCGCCGACACCTGCAGCGATAGACTTGTCAGCGCTTGGGTCTATGATAGCGCCTAGCGGATTCTCTAGCCCAGAAGAAACTTCGGCGGCACTAGTAGCGCGCTTTCTCTCCTGTGCCTTTTCAAAATCCTCAACAGTCTGGCGGAGCATATCGGCGGACTCTTTTGCGTCCTTCTCCCTTAACGCCTGAGTGTCTTCGTTGAACTTTCTCTCTATGTCTAACTTTAATTTTGCCGATTTTTCAGCGTTAATTACCCCGGACTTGAAGAATAAGTCCACCTGAGAGAGCTGCTCGGACCTGATAATTGATATTTTACCGGCTTCATCAGCAGCGGCCTTAGTTAAGTCCTGCTCGAATTTTTTTGCTTCGTTTGAAAGCTTTCCGATTTCTGCAGCTGTCAGGCCTGTTTGTACTGCCTGCTGTTTAAGATCTTTTTGAGCCGACTTAGAGGCCTTAGCTACAGCATTTCCTGATGACAGCGCCGCAATCGCAACCTTATCTGTAGCTCCGGCGATGCTATCGAAAACATTATTTAGGCCATTTAGTTTCTCTTCCGAGTTGGCAGCAAACTCTAGGATCGAAGCAGAGGTGTCTGTGAAGTCCACCTTGCCAAATGAAAGCGCCTTGACTGCCTGCGCTGCGCCGTCCGTTAGTAAGGCGAGGCCAACGATTGTCGAGCTGACAAAGGAGGATATGTATTTTGCAACTTCAACAACGCCCCTAGCAACTAAGGAAAATGATACGGCTAGGCCCTTAACAGCAACGGTCAGAACCGTTCCTATAGTATCTGCATTGTCCGCAACTATGTCTTGAAAAGACTCAAACACTTGGCCGAGAGCTTGTATTGTCGTTTTTAGGGCGTCGTTACCTGTGATTATCTGCCCGAATGACTCTTGAAAGTTTCCGAACGCCTTTGCAGTTTGGTCTATAGCGCCCTGAAATGTCTGTATCTCCGCTGTAGCCGACCCGCCAAAACGCTTGAGAATAAAATCTATCGCCTCGCCAGACTTTAATTGCTCTTCTGTTAGCGATTTTAAGGCGGGTATTTGTTTTGCCAGAAGCCCGGTTGACCCTGAGTATGTCTTACCAAGTGTCTCTACGGCTGAATTTAAATCCTGCCCTGTGACCGCAGCAAGTTCTGTTGCAGCCCTGACTAGTTCCTGAGTTTGGTCTGTTGTTTTCCCATAGCTTGCGGCCAGGGCAGACGCCGATAAAACCGCGTCGTCTTCATATTTAGTGGTGCGCTCTAACTCGTCTGCGAATGCTGAAAAAGAGGCTATTGCACCGTCGGTCAATTGCCCAGATAACTCTAACTGCTTTGACAGTTTCGCGAGCGCTTGCTCTTGCGCGATAGCGGCTGCAACGCCATCTTCAAAAAACTGAACTATCTCGCGACTAGCGACAAATGCGACTGCCGCAATTGCTGCGGTCTTAAGTGCTTTAAAGCTGCTCTCAATACCTGATAAAGAGGAGTTCGCCTTCTTAGCGAAATCACCTAGCGCCTTCTCGGCATCTTTAGTGGACGCTGTAATCTCTAGGGTTACTTCGTTATCTGCCACGTCTCACACCCTTCTGCTTGTGCAGTTTGGCTTGCTCGTCTTCGTACTCTTGAATAAAGCTGGAGATTGCAACAAACGCTTCGGCCTTGAACGCGGTTAAGTCCCTCGTGTCAGAACTAAGGCCAAGCTTAGTTAGCCTGGCCCTGGTGTTGTACTCTGCAAGTAGTGGCGCCGATTCGTTTACATATTCTCCGCCGTGGCCTTGTAGGGACTTTCTAACTTGCAGTCTTAGTTGGTCCCTTAGCCGTTTCCCAATCCAAAACCACTCATGATCTTGGATGCCACTTCGATTAGTATCGGGTGGCACTCGCTTGATACCGAAAGTGATTCGAACGTGCTGTATTTTTTACCGCTATTTTTGTGCTTTAAAGAAACTTTTTCGTAGTGCGGTTCAGAAAGCTTAACCATCTCTACGATTGAGCTCAGCTGTTTCATACTCGATTGCATTTGCCCGTCTTCACCTACGGCGAAATTGCATTTCTCAATATAGGAATACTTCTCGTAAAAGTTCGGGGGCCTCAGTGTTACCGATCCCTCAAACTCCGCCTCTTCTCCTTGCGCTAAACTCGGGACAAATACAACCGACATAAATATTCCTTATACAAATCCAAGATAAACTTCGCCGTTGCCGCTGTCGTCAACGTACGAGGTCAAAACTAATTCAAGTGAAGCCAAGCCGTCATCGTCACTGATCGTGTAGCTAGTGATCGTGGTGGTTGGCAAGTAAAGCATCCCGCACTGGCCCGCAACCCAGTTGCCGCCGGACTTGTTGCCGAATGAATACTGAAAGCGCGTGTCTTCGTTCTCGCGGAACTTGCGGAACTTGTCGGCTTCGTACTGCTCAAGTAGTGCAGTGACTGTTACCGTTACTTCGCGTGCGTTAATCAGCGATCCGGAAACTCCTGAAACTGCGCAGACAGAAGAAATCTTGCGGTTTGTGAGAGCCATGGAGAAGTCAACGGCACTTGCTTTGAAGCATACGTAGTCGTCTGAATCTCCGACCATGACTTCGTTGTCTTTAGCAGACAGCGGGCTAGCCGAGTCAAACGACGGGGTATAAGGAGCTGCGAACGATACAGCGTTATCTGAGGTGTAACCTGTGGTTGCTGCAACGCCTGTGTCATCTGCAGCTACGCTGAACCCAAGCTTATCGCCGATAGTGTTAGCAGTTTGTCCGCCGGAATTCCAGAGAAGACTCAGAACTGTTCCGGTAGACAAGATGGTATATTTACCGGTTGTATTCGAGTAGGTAACCGTCGCTGATTCGCTTGTTTGAACCGCACGCATGGCTGTCTGAATCGCAGCGGCCAGTTCGTGCGGGTCTTTATACGTGCCCGCAGTAATTGTCGCGACAACCGTGCCGTCGTCGTCGGTGAAGTCTAGTTTAGTATCTGTTGCAGCGAGGGTGATTGGGTTGAAGTAGTACGCAACGCCCTCTAGGCTGTAGCTTGCGTTAATCAACTCGCCTGCAGCGATTGAGATATCTAGTTGGGTTACACGCGCACCAGCCATCATTTGGATAGCGCCGCCGTTTCCAAGGTACTGCCACAACGTCAGCGTTTGGTGACCTGAGTCAGCTGGGTAATACGTGATTGCCTTACCGAGGTTAACGCCTGATGCCGGTGCATTCGGGAGTTGGAAACCGATAGTCAAGGCGTCTGTAGAGATAGAGTGAACAGGGCGGATACGGTACCCGTTCGTAGCGTCTTTAATGAGAAGGGGTTGACCACGGCGGAAAGCTGCGCCCTCGCCTGTATCGACGTTGATAACCGATACTGTGGAACTTGATACCGTGTTGTATTCAGTGGCTTCAACGTCTTCTGCGCCAAATGCCGCTTGCAGAAGTTCTTTATAGTTTGGCGCTGTGCCTTCAACGCCCGAGTGGCGAAGGTAATGAGAGAACGAGGCCGACGGATTTTCTGCGCCAAGGATAGACTTGCCTTTTCCTAGCGAAGATTTCAGCTCAGCGTTTTCTAATACGTCAAACGCTGGCGACATAGCGAAGTCATCTTGTGCTGCCAGGAATTGGCTCGCACCTGTAGGCGCTACCGGGGTTCCCTCAGTCGTTTCGACTGTGACAGCAAGGGCTGATGTACGTGTTGAGATTGATGCCATTATCTTCTAACTCCCTGTTAGAGGTTTTTATTTTTTAGGTCGTTGGGTCTTCTTGGTACTCTACGACAACCTGCATCTCTAAAGCCAGAAACTTTAAAGTGTCGGCGTCGATAAAATTAATTCCACCGTGATCCGTCACCGTCGTCTTAATAACTTCTCCGCCGAGCGTATTGTTGTTG